GTCAAACTGGGATCGCACGGATCGCGTTGAAAGACCTTCTTTTTTGCTATGTTTAAAGGAAACCCTGTTGATGTGTCGTTGGGTATACCATGCAAGCCAAATTCTCCTATACCATCTAACGCCTCCTCCAAAGTGTATAATCTAAAAATAGATTTCATCTCAGATTTATTCTCCTTCAATAATTTGAGAATAGGCTCATTATAATCATGTATCGCTCGTGCTAATAAATCACCTTCATAGTTTTGTATAGGTAGTAATAATTTGTTCAAAGTGCTCAAACCCTTCTCTAATGAATTTGGATCTTTCGGTGGGCAATGTTTTGCCTCACCAAAGTGCTCAACAATACCCTTAAAAGGTGTTTTTATATATGGGGTGCGAGCTCTGGATTCCAAAAGCAAGCCATCTTTTCTCACTTTACCAAAATAAGAAGCTATTGCAGCGGGACCTACACTCCGTTCATCACAATAGAGAGGTCTCTCATTGTGTAAAGTGTATGCAGTTCCATAAGTATCCACTCGCACGTCGGCAGCTGAAGCAACTACCAAAGTAGGACTCGTTGTTCGCAAAGCTTGTTCAGCCTTGGTTATATCCTCTAATAAAACACCTGTGCTCCAACCACGCTTCGATCCTAAGATTCCTGCTACATGGAAACCATATATAATAGCTTTGTCTCTGTCAACGAGCAAGCTCCCGCATAACCCGCAAAAGCCGGGAAATTCTGTGTCATACTCGAAACCTTTTAACTTTTCAATTGTTAGCAAGGTATGACGCTGCTCCTGTCCCCATAAATAACCGGGTTGCTCTAAGAAACCAGCATAATAAACGATGTCTTGATTCAACCTACACGGTTGTCTTGACATCTTAATCTCATTCTCTGGTGATTTCCAAATCAAACAAGTAGATCTGTTGTAAAAGTTAGGGGCCGTGGGCGGGAAAAAATGGGATATATCACTTGCGCAAGGACTTGATGCCAAATGGACAAAAGCTATATCGCGCGACCTATCAATATGACAATAATCAGCTGTTAATTTTTGATCCTTAGTTTTAGCTGTTGGAACCCCTGGTTGTGTAGTTGTTTCAATATCGAAAGGAAAGGTGTAAGGTATAGCATGAGCTGGCAACATCAATATATTGCTCTTAACGACAATACCATTCACAGTACCGTATACTTTACCGCGTGATTTTGTCACTACTACTCGAAGGCTTCGCGCCAACAAATCCTGTAAATTATCGGCAGTTGTTGTCCTTGAAGCCCAGGTGCCTTGTGGGGGCATTCTAGAATAGCCCTCTTTGTAATCACGCTCATCTTGCAATTGATGTACAAACTCACCTGTTGCAGGGCTTGCTAAACGAGGTTTAAAATAGGCAAGCTTCTCATCTAGAAAAGTGCTCTTATCCATAACTTTTGATTCCCCGTCTGGCTTTCGCTTCAATAAAAATTTAATCATGTTAAAAATCCTATATATCATATAAAAGCTTATTGCCATTTTAAAAAATCTCAATACCACTTATTCTAAAATTCTGACTGGATCATCTATTAAAGCTGAAAACCTATCTCGCCGTCTCTGCAATTCTGAATTAACCAAATGGGCAAAATAAAAATATAAAGAAACTAAGATTATG